AATTATGCCCGGACAATGTCCGTAAGAAAATTACTGTACAGGCTGAACACCTACCGGTACGTACTAGTGCTGAAAGAAACAGTCGGCGCCGCCAAGCGTAGCTAGTCCTAGCTAAACAAGCGTTGTGTAATATGAAAAGCGACCTTTTTGTTGATTTCATGGAGCAAAATTCCTTATATTCTGATTGGAGCGAAGAAGATGTCTCGGCCCATAATGACTTAATTGCCAGGATGAGTGCCGTAACGGAGCCTTTCTCCCCTAGCTATGAGGTAGCTGATAACGTAGTGGAGTCTGAGGATGTGTCTGATGCTGATGATGCTTCAGACTGGTCCGATTCAGACTCCGAATCGGATGATGAGATGGAGGACTCCGAGCTCCCTCTCATTGAGAAGAGCGTGCCTACAGCTGTGCAGGAGAAGGACTCCTTTTATGATGCAGCTAGGGGCCAAGTGGTGCACTGGAACGAGCAGTTGCGCTGGCAGGGACGTCCTAAACGCCCAGAGAAACCCCTGCACCATCAGATCTCTGAGCCTGTGACTCTCGCCACTCTGGAAGGTCCAGCTCCAGTGATGACTGTGGAGATCGATCTCGCTCAATTTGAGCTCAACTATCCACCAGTTGAGCCTGCGGAAGTTGGAGATTTCCAGACAAGTGAGGAGTTAGAAGCCTTTCCCAGTGGTGCTGGAGTTGAGGAGTTTGTGGGACTCCCCCACCTTGGAAATGTGCTAACCATCCGTAAATGGCACCAGGGTTGTGCAGCGGTGGAGAAGCGTGCTGTCTGCGCTATCATTCGCACTACTGAAGGCCGAGCCTGGATGCATGTGCGTGGACCGGCCTCAAACCCCGAGAAATTCAGAGGTCAATACGCACTGCCCGGTGGTAAGGTGGAACCTGGAGAGTCCGACGATGAAGCGATAGATCGTGAGATTGCTGAGGAGATGGGGGTTATCGTCACCGCGAAGTGCCCTTTTTTCGTTGCTTTTACCGATCAAGGATATGCTATTGTCCACTACGTAGCTAAGATCCTAGGCAACCCAGTGGTCAACGATAATGAGAAGGATAAGATAGGTCAGTGGATCGATGGGCCTCTGGACAACCTTCGGGACAGTAAGATGGAAGGAATGAGAGAAGCAGTGGCTGCATATGAACAGGTGCATGGAAAGTTGCCCAATGGACTTGACGCGTGGTTCGCTCGTGGAGCTCGAGTACCAGACGGTTATGTGCTTGCGCTGGTGCAAAACAAAGATCGCAAGTGTCTGGCGCACGCGATGAATATTAATCTGCCTGTGGATGACCACTTGGACATCAATGCACTGGAGGAGCGAGCCGCTGGCTACAACCCAGCTGAGTTGCTCCCAATGCTGCGTCGACCTTACAGAGTGGCGGTGTTTGATGGTGACTTACAAGTGTGGATGGGTGGACCACCGCGACACGTGCCAGATATCCCTCTGTACTACAGCCGAACGCGTGCAGGGGGCCACTACGATGGCTTGGTAGCCCGTGACAAGATGCAGATAGCAATGTATCCACAAGGTGGAGCATTGGAAGAGGGAGTGAAACCTGTGGGTGGAGTGCCTCCAGCAAATGGCACTTTTGTTAAAATTATTAATCAAATAGCTCTCGATGATGCGGCCTGGCAGGGACAGGTGATCACAAAGTTGCAGACGCGTGACATGGTCTTCAACACTGTTAATGTCCTGGACAACGGTGACGCTGAACCAAACCTGGACACAGCGGAAGCACTCGTGGACTGGTTGAGCAACCCAATCCCACCCGTTCTCAACTTCCGGACTACAATTGTGCAGGACGCTGGGACTATAGCGCTGGAGTATGATGTCAAATATGGCAAAGGCTCTACCCCAACTACCGTGTTCATTGACACATTACCTGGGCACAATAAGAATAAGTGGCGCGCCGCTCCTAACGTAGCGGTGATGAACAGTTCCGAGAAGGAGAGTGATTGGATCAAGCGGTTGAGTGGTCTAGTGACCGCTATAAATGGTAACTATGAAGCCGACACAAACAATGCTTCCTATAGATTGGCTAAAATGTTGACCACAACGCAGGAAGGTGGTGAGGATGGATATGTGCATATGTATGCACGATTATTGCGCGGTATGGTCGCCGCTAGAACAGGAGCCTTCCGGACGATGGGGGCTGACAGTTTTTTTAATAACGTCGGTCCCAATGCAGCAGCTCTCCAAGCTCTTTTCGGACAGCAAGGGATCACGAGTCCTTGGCCTGCAGCAGTGAGTGGTCAGACCGCAAATTTGGGTGTCTTGTTTCCTGACCCACAGCAACTCTCACAAATATTGCTGTCATTCAAAGTTCCTGACTCGAACAAATCATGGTACACCTTCATTGCTTACAAGAGAATAGTGGGCACACGTGAGGTTGAGACCGTCTCAAATGTGCGGTCTGGTTGGACAGTGTTGGCCAACTTCACACGACCTCAGTTAGGAGCAGCGCAGTTAGGTCAGATGGGTGCGCCAGGTCAGTTGCCGTATCACTCCTCAGTGCACGGATTCCCAGCACAGTCTATGCTGTGTATCATTGCGCCATTCGAAGGGAACGATTTGCCAGCTGGAAACAACCCTCAGCACCAAGACAATCGCGCTATACCCGCTGGGGCGAGGCGTGCGGGCGGTCCGAATCAACCCGGCTCCCTCTACAACTTAGCGGAATACTCCAACCCTGACTCGTGGCGAGATGCTATTTCCATCCTAATAAGTTTGGTGGGCCATTCTGACCAATTGGCCATGGCCATGGATATGGTAGGACGTGATGTGGTCAACTTCTTCCCAACCGCATTCCACTCACTGCCGCTACCCGTGAGTGAGAAGTACATAGGTGGTGATGTCACAGAAGCCGTGGTTAGAAAAAGAATATTAGCTATGCGCATACAACACCCCAACATCCACACTGCCACTGCTGGAGACAACCAGAACAACTTACTTTTCAACAACTACATCAGGCAGTGGTGTGCGGCACCTGTTGGACCTGATCTTAGTGCAGGTCTAAATGTTGGCGGCCCAGCCGAAGCAGATTACATAGCTTATGTCAATGTGTTGTTAGTGCAGTGCGGCTTCGCTGCCGGGCCTTTAACTGCTGCAAACGTGGCAGCAAATTGTGCTCCGCTAGCTTATGCTGCCGCCCACCACCCGGGAGGTGCCTTTGAGCGTGACTTGTTCTGGCATCAATTTTTCTTATCAGAGGGATTCAATCACAATGAGTCCGTAAATGCTATAGCCCCACTTACTGCAAATCCTACCTGGGCAGACAATGAGGTGGTGCCAGTGTTTGACAACATCACAAGGGCATTGCGCTCCATGGACCACACAACCATGACAAACCTTCGCCGATGGCTGGCTGATAATCACTGGATCGACAGGTGGCCTCAAGCTGCAGCTTTAGCAGCCCAGATCAATCTGGCAAATACCACGCAGGCCATCCAAGGTCTGAATCACGCTGCGGTGCCGTTAGTTAACCCGGACACCGCTTTGGCAGGCGGCTATTTCTGGTCGCGTGATTTCAGTTTGAGTCCGACGAGCCTGACCTATAACGCTGTTGAGGTGTTCCCTTATGGTATCGCACAGCTCCGAGCCGTTATCTTAGGCTTTGAAACGTATCATTTGAATGAGCGTGATATTGCTATAGGCCGTGCAGTGCAGGCCTGGAATACAAATACTGCTGTGGACAAGATGCTGCTGTACAGCACAATGATTAGAGCAAACGCAGACGCAGCAACTGCTAAGATGGGTCTGAGTACAGTGATGGTGCGCACGTTGGCGGGTGATGTTAGAACGGGTTGTGATGCACTTGACACCGACTTTGAGAGAACAGAGCTGTACCGCCGTGGGATGCCCACAAACAAAGCCTACCTCACTGAGTTTGTTAAGAGCCAGTGTGCTATGGTCAGTATTAATAAAGTGGCTAACACTTTGATGCCCATGATAGAGCATGGAATGTTGCAACCAGCATTGTGCCAGCCACGTGGATTCGGTGTGCTGGCCGCCACCTCAACTGATCTGGATCAAGTTGCTTGGTTTTGTCTTCACTTTGTGCAATACAAGTCACTGATAACTGTTGAGCATCTGGCCGGGTCACCTTTGGCCGAGAAGTTGGATATCCTGAACGCCGCTCTGCCCGGCTCAGATGTGCCCTGGAGTGGATGGGAAGTGAATACAGCTGCGATGGTGCCTAATGAGCTGATGGGCGCTATGAGGGTTGCAGCAATGTTGGATGGCAAAGCACTACCTATAACCCAAACAAAAGAAGCCCGCCTGATACGAGGTGTCGGCAACGTAAAACAGTACCACATCGAAACATACTACCAGAAGAATGCTCCTATTCCAAGTTTCGCAGTGATGCCCTTCCGTTACTTTGCTGTGGACTTTTATTACTTGCTTGCTTCCCCTTACTCCTGGAATTACCGCTGGGGATTGGGTTATAATGACAATCGCGAGCTCCCCCGTGTGTCCATGTTTGACATCACGGACACAAGTTTTTATTCAGCGATACCAGGAGCTGGAGTGCCAGGTTATGTCAACGGAAACGAGCTCACTGAGATTGCTCAGATCCCAGCTGGTGAGAGCAAGGTCCGAAAAACCGTTCATGGCTTGATCGCTTTCGCCGTGGCAGGGAACAATTACGTAGTGCGCGTGGCATCAAATGCGCTTCAATTCCAAGGTTATACCCGATGCACATACGGAAAGGGTAATTTGTTACAAAATCAAGCTGGATTCACTAACGCTAACACTGGGTATGGCGAACGAATTGAGCCCCAGACAACCATCCTGATGGGTGGTCAAGAGGGAGGATACAGTCTGGCAGTTCGTGGTCAAGTGCGATTTCCTGGGTTGGTCAATGCTACTAATGTGGTGCAAGGTGGTGCTGCGCCAGCCCCGTGGCCAGCTGGGGTTGCTGCTGAGGGGACGCCTCTAAATCGGAATACATTTGCTTATCTTGGACTGGTCAAGCGCGTGTACGGTCAGGCCAATGCTGGGAATGCTGAAGATCTCAGCTTAACAGAGTGGTGGCAGAGGTATTGGAACCGCATGATGACCCGTCTGCACCGTGTGGCTGCCAAAGTCACCTATGAAGCTCGCCCCATGTGGGTCGGCATCAACCGTTTGAAAGTCAATGTTGATGTGAACGCCGTCATGGGAGCTCAAGCTGCCATCCCCCAGCAGAACATTCACGGACTGGGCCAGTTGATAGGAGCTAACGCGGTTCGCCAGGCAGTGTTTCCACAAGCACTTGTTGGCGAGTATTTAATGATCAATGATAAGAAGGTTGAACTGGTCAAGCAGCCCGAGGCTAATCGTCAGCAAGCACCAGACGGCCCAGTTGGAGCAGGTGCAAAGGAAGAGGCAGAGAAGCTCGAGAAGCGCAAGGCCGCCATCGTCGAGGAGGAAGAGAAGCTGCAAATCAAGCTCAAAGCTTTTGAGAAAGATCTGGCGAAGCTCAATGAGGCCCTAGTTAAAGTGGCCAAGAAAGCTAAAGCTCAAAAGGAAGCGGAGAAGAAGAAGGGTAAGGGTGCTGATGAGATCATAGAGCCGCAATTGCCGCTCGGTGAGCCAGTCCCCCACGTCCAACCTTTCCGCCAAGCTGACGCTCAAGTGTTGGTACCCCCTGCACCACTACAAATGCAGGGTGCTGATGCGCGCGTGCCTCTACCCATCTTGCGCCAGCCAGCCCGCCCAGTGTCACCCCCTGCACCACTTAGCCCTCCAGTTGAGCCCCGCCACTTAGCACAGCTCCCGGGTGTTCATTGGAGTGATGAGGCCAAGGCCAGAGCTCGCGATGGTGCCATGAAGAATGGTATGAACGTGGATGAGATGTTCAAGCTCCTGGAGAATGAGCCTCTTTTTGAGTGAACCGGATTGTGTGGGTAGTGGGGCTGCCCAAGTCAGTGGGAAACGTGCTCGACGTGGAAAGCGAAGTGTCAAACAGGAAAATGAGCGTAAGGCACGTAGAGTGATAAATCAGTTAGTTGGGGAGGGGGGAGAAAATGACAAAAACCAAAAAACAGAAAAAAACAACAAAAAAACAAAAAATATACCTGAGTACGAAGTGGCGTCCTCGTCGCCTCAGGTGGAAACCGTGGGAGTGACATCTCACGGCGAACAAACTTCATGGTTGCGAAAGATGAGTGAGTTGAGGGTGAAGAGAGGAGAACTAACTGAGGGAGAGGAAGTTGTGCTGGCAGAGTGGGTTGGCCAGAAAGTAGGATATCCCACGGTTGATGAGTGGAAACGCTTAGGCCTCAAAGGCCAGTACCCACTCGTGCCGTCCGATGTGGATCTGGTGATTAGTAAGCTGTGGAAAGAAAACTCTATCGATGATAGAGAGTACAGTTTTTTTTACAAATATTACCACAGAGATGTTCTGCCAGATCAATACTATATAGATATGATGGAGAAGAAACCGTTCGAATTTGTGGGCTTGGACCTGACACCAAAACTGCCCAACTTGCGCTACTCTCAGCAGCACGTGTGGGACGACGAGGTAGCATTCTTGTCAGAACCGTTTGCCCCGCAGTATGATCAGCGTGGTCGTGCAACCCTGGTCGTGTGCGCTCTACCCTTGTCTGGTAAAAGCACTTTACAGCGCCATTTCGCACAGAGTGAGACGATTCACGCGGTGGATATCGATGATATGGTAGATTGGAACATGTTGAGACAGCTGGGTGTGGAGAACAATTCACCAGAGTGGGTGCACTTGGCGAAGCAACAGATCAGTGACTGGAAGGATCGTCAACCTATAGACGGTCGCCACCAGCTCTTCTTGTTGCACGCACCGTGGCAAGCAGAACCACTCGGCTTGCGTGTGGGTGCTTACTTGTGGCCAAGCTTATCTCTGCTAGAGCCCCACAAAGAGAAAGAGAAGATCAGGTATGACATAACTATGAAGTATAGGGATGGAATGCGACGTGGAGCAAAGAAGACTGGTGTACCACTCATTAAGTATAGTGACTACAACATGCTGCCTGAGCTCCTAGAGGCTTACTTTGCTCTGGGTGGGGATGGATTGGTTCCAAGAGCTGACAAAGGTGCGGATAGAGCTAAACGCCTCCAAGATGCAGAGCGGTTGATCCAAGCAAGTTGGCACAAAGAGGTGTTGCGACGTGACGCCAATCCGGAGTGGTCTGTTGAACAGGCTGCGTTGATGGAGAGCACACTAGACAAAGCACTCGGTGGGGACGATGGGGATTTGAGCACCTGGCTGACACTGTACTACCCGTACCATCAGCGTGCATTGCAACTGCGAGCACGTGCTAACCATGACATAGCGGCCAAGTACATTCATGCAAATATGGCTAGACACCGCTTGTTCATGAAGCACATCTTGTTGAGATGCTCAGGCATGGGTTTGATGGGCATGATGAACGTGCTCAGTAACGGTTTGCTGAGAGCAGCTAAGAGGCCTTGGTTTGTTGCATTAGCACAGGCAGGTATCTTTGAGAAGGGTATGAAAGAGATACAGAAACAGTTGAAAGACATACACAACGCCGTTCGTCGTACTTTGCTAGTCCCACGGGCGTGGTTGAAAGTAGCTAAAGGAATGGCATATGATGATTTGTTGTATGGTGATCAGATGGTGGGTCGATTTGCGAACATTTTACTGGCAGCTGATACGACAATTGAGGATCGTCTCACTCCTATACAACATGTGGCTTACGATGGCCACGGATCTTTGACTCATACTGCCTGGTTGGCTGACCGTGATAAGACTTTCGCTGGAATGGCCGACATGTTTAAGCAAGCGTTGGAGGAGCGTATTGCGCTGGAGGATTTGGACGTGGAGACATTACAGTCATACTACATCGCAATTGGTGCTAGCGGGTCCGCCGCCAGTGGGAAGGAGCAGCTGCGTCATGTGCAGCTTGACAAGCCAGCGAACAAACGCTTCTGGCTTGGGGAGCTAACGCAAGGCGAGATCCTGGATGCACCTTGGCTGCCAGCAGACGTGCGCACGAGCTTGGTGGAGAAGACAGAGCTTGGGAAATTGCGTCAATTGATACCCGGGCCAGTGTGGCATTGGTTGATGGAGTCGATGGTTTTGTGGCTGACAGAGACCCCAATTTACAGACACCAGAATGAGGTTATGATGGAGAAATCAGCAGTGGAGAACCTTGCCCGCATACGTCAGCGTGAGCTGGATGTCGACATGGCTAGGATGCGCGAAGCCGCAATTTGTGCTGCTGATTACGCTGACTTCAACATAACACACGACTATGATGACATGCGCGCTATGTTCCAAGCATTCGGCAAAGCTTGTGGTCAGATTAAGTTTGGTGGTCTGGGATTTGGAGGGCAAAGTCTGCCACAGTTCCTTGAGCACTGCTGTGACTGGCTGGTTCGTGCCTTTGATAACATGTGGGCTCGCACCGATGCTGGAGACGGTGAGTACCACAAACTGGAACGTGGCTTGTGGACGGGTTGGAGATCAACGGCTTTCATCAACATCGAGCAAAACAGGAACTATGCCCTAAGTATGCAAGCACAAGCTGTTCGTGAGATAGGACAAGAGCTACTCGAGTATTTCCAAAGTATGGGCGATGATGTGCACGCACGCGCTAGAAGCATTCGCGACGTAATATTTGCCATCTCGACACTAATCGACAATGGTCACGAGATGCAAGGCGCAAAGCAGTTAGTGGGTGCACACGCAGAGTTCTTGAGGCAGATGTATGATGGTGAGAAAGTGCAAGGTAATCTCGCCCGCTCCGTCTGCTCATTCTGGTCATCTGACATGCAGACAGCAGAGATTCGCAATGGGCGAGAGTTTGTGAAGGGTTGCAGTGCTGCTGTAGACGGCCTCATTCGTCGTGGAGCGGATCAGACCGAAGCTGAGATTCTGCGCGATGTAGTTATCGCACACTACAGTCGCATACAGGGTGAGGATGACATAGCCCAGTTGCACCGTACTGAATGGTTCTACACACCGGAGGTTGATGGCGGTTATGGTTGTAACAGATACGGTCAAGTTCCCTTGCCTAGTGCAGTGAAGGTGGAGGTGCCAAAGATCCAGATAAGACCATCGATAGCGGGTGCTAGGCATGAAGGGCTAAGAGCTTTGCGACACAAGGTAGATAGCCGCCTCTACTCAAAGAAGATGTTGTTGATTGACCACGAGTTGCTGGAGTCAGCGGCACTCAAGAGTGCTGAGGGGACTATGTTGCCCACTGAGGTTAGCCGGTTGGTGGTGGCGGAACAGAGAGCTGCCGAGATGACAACCATTCGAGCTTGCAATAAAAGAGCACCCCGCCCATTCAAGGCGGCTGTTGATCTGAAATTGGTGGAGATGCTAGCGAGGCAGACAATAGAGCATTTCCTGCATGCAACTCCAGAACAGATCCGAGCGTGGCCAGGAGCAGCAGTAGAAGAGCTGGTGAACGCGGTGGAAGCCGTCGCATTGCGCCAAGGTGCAGTTGCTCCAGCAATACTGCTGAACCTACGAGATGTCACCACCGGCAAGAAACTTGAATTTGAGGAAGCTGTGTCACGTCTTGCAGACCAACAGACCTCACAACTGCTAGCTGCCGTAGCACAAATCGTACCCTCCTGGTACATTCGCGAGATGCTTATGACCGATGGGCATCAGCTGATGAATACCGGTGGTGTGCTACCAGCTGAGTTGAATCCAGTCCTGGTACACTTCCACTGTCAGTTGTTCCTACAAGTGGGCTTGCATAACATGCAGGCTATCACCAGCGATGAGGCTCGGTCACAGTGGGCTCAGATGCACCAGGTGTTTGTGGATGTGTGGAGACAATCCCCTGCAGCTAAGAGATACCAGATGTAAACAATGGAAGACTGCGCCAAGGTGCAGTTGCTCCAGCAATACTGCTGAACCT